AAAACATGCTTAAGACAATATTTGAATATTTCCAGTTTGACATCGAAGAATATTCTTTGCCTCGCAAATCGGAATCTCGAAAATCGCATATTGAACGCATTGAGACACTGATTCATAAAAAATGTGGTGATTCCTTTCTGATTAAAGCAAGCTACCCTCGCAGTTTAAGCAGTGTCAGCCATATAACGATATACTGCCCAAACAACCATGAAAAAATAATTGGAACAGGAAGTCGTACAATCAAGTTTCTGCCGGCACTCCTTGTTCTATGTGATGGCTTCAGGATGCATGGCAAAAGAACCGGTGAAATATGTTCTATAAAATGCGGTATATTGCATCGAAATGCCGATGGCAATATTCGTTCGACTAAAAATATGATAGAACTTGATCCGAAAGAAATAGAAGAGATGACTATTTATGACACCAGATATCCTGACTGGCAGAATTCAATTCATTATCCCAGTGAAGCCTGCCCTAAGGAAAATGATTTCTGGCAAATGGTAGAAAAGGTGATTGGAGACGCTATAGAAGTTTTTAAGATTTTTCTTCTAAATAAAACATCATAGACTCAAAGTGTCCACCATCGGATTGTAAAATATCTCCAGTGACAGAAAAATCTGCCATGACAACAACCCGATGGAGACACGACAATGACTGAAAAGACTAAAATCTGCGTGCAGTGCGGCGACGAAGACCGCTGCCATGAGTATGAAGGCAAGTTCTACTGCAACACATGCGCATTTGGACTGCTCTCACAACTGAAACATGACTATTTCAAGAGCAACGACGCAACTCTAGGCTGGAAGATCGATGATTTCTGGCATAGACTGTATTCCGATCCGCGCAACGCGAGAGACGACATTTACTGCCTTGATGACGCAGACTGGCTGGACGATCTAGAGAATGAAGGGCTTTCGGACGATGCCATGCTTGCATACGCTCATGAGGATGCAAGAGAGCTTGTCCGGGATTTCATCGCTGAACATTTAGACGGCGATTTGGACAGGCTGAAGGACTTCAACCTGTCCACTCTTGATGGAGATAAAAAGTACGGGCAACAGGAAGGAAACAGCTTTGATGCCGATGACTGCATACTCGCACGCGCCATATATGTCCTTGTGTGGGGGGATGTGTTCCCGTATTTGAATATGCTTTCCGTTGGTTCCGGGCGCGCATACCGCGGGGATACGATGAACACATTCAATACCATGTTCGGACGTGAAATTCCCGAACAGCCGGGATGCTATTACGGGCTTGAGAACTTCCATCCGGACGAAAGGACGCGAAGTCTTGTCAGAAAGTTCCATGAACTTGTGCCGACAATCGGCAATTACGTCGTTCTCCCGAATTACGCAGATGGAAACCGGAAGACGATCAACACATACCGTGGCTGCCATTTCCGTTGGCGCGACTATTTCGACCAGTTCATGATGGCACTGGAAGCGGTCCTGACCGATGCCTCAGAACAGGATGCCGCGCTCAGAACGCTCGTCATGGACAGAAACGGCTATGCCTTTGGGAAATACACGGGGGGTGAGGGATTTCGCACACTGGCAGAGCGGCTTTTCCTGGACGGATATGTCGGGGAAGACGGACACGCATTCGCCTTCAATACTGTCATGACCGGCAAGGTACAGTTTCATTGGATGAAGCCGCGCCCGTCAGAAGAGGAATATCTGAAGGGAGCGCAATGGTATGCCAGAAATGCCATTCAGATTATCCGCGCACGCGCAGAGCGGATCGTGAATGTTCTGGCAGAAAAACTGTAGTCCTCAGGATTGACACAAGCCTGAGGAACTGAATAATTTTCAACGGAAACAAAACCAAAAGCAAGGAGACAACTATGGCTACTGCAAAATTCTACGATTGGAAAAAGAGAAGAAATGTAAAATGCGAGGTAAAGTCCAAGCATTCGACAGGAACGTTTGAACAGACGTACTGGATTGCAGGCGTCAAGGACAATTTGGAAGATACGAAGGTTTCCCGCGAGGAGTATGAAGCATTCGATGTGCCGGAAACAGGGAATCAGCATAATGATTATCTCAGAAAAATGGAGAAACTCAGGGAATCCGGCAAGTCCGAACTGCCCCGTGACTGGAAGCGTATGTCCGTGGAAAAGCAGTGTGAATATCTGGATGGCCTTCTGAAGGAAATTCTGGAATACGACTGTGATTATAGCATCAATGTGACCCTGCAGTGGCATGGGCAGGGAGCATCTGCCTTTGTTCAGTTCACCGATTTATCCACTGGGGAATACGAACCGGATTATGTGCGATGCAATCTGGTGCGCGACCCGAATATGAAGCTGGCTGATTTGCCGGAATCATTTCAAAAATGGGCGTATGAGTTTTACGGGGAGAAGGATCTCGCAGACAGTGAAACCCGAACAGTGGAACTTGTTGGCGGCGGCGGGACGTTCACGGAGGCTCTGGAAGATCTGTTCGGGTGCATTGTTCTGCTGTTCTACGGATATGAATGTCTGTACTTCAAGGGGGATTATGAGGAATACTGCAGGAAAAACAATGGAGATGATGATGACGATTCTGACGATGAATGGGACGATGAATGGGACGATGATAACAAATAGGCAGAATGCATAGTATTGAGTAATGCAAAAAGCCCCGCTGCCGTTTTGACAGTGGGGCTTTTTGACAATTGATTATTCCGTGACGACTTCCTCCCACGGACCGTTGTCGGTCACGAACCACTTTCCGTCCATGAAGAGATAGACATAGTTCGCCCAGAAGCGGTCGTATGCCTCGCGGGCGAGCTGCCAGCGGTCGCTCCATGGCGTGGGGGCGTGGAGTTCCTCGCCGCGGTCGCGGCAGTATGCGACGCATGTTTCGGGCGTTACGCCCAGGACGGAAAGGTCTCCCAGGGCAAGAAGCCGTTCGGCCAGTTTCCGGGTCGCGTAGTGTTCCGCAAGGATTTTCCCCGCGTGTGATCCATACATGTCGTTGTGGACGTAGATGGAGCGGCACGAGCCGTCGTCGTCCATTATCGCGACAAGTCCTCTTGTTGACATGGTGTTTAGCTCCTTATTTATATGTCACGCAGGCGGAGAGCGTCGCGGCTGCCAGCCAGTAGATGACCTGCTGCCAGTCGCGGCCGACAGCGTATGCGGTCGCAGACAGTACGTCCAGCGCGATAAGTATTGAGGGAAAGATGTAGGTGTATTTCATGGGATACCCCCTTTTGTAACTGTCGTCATTTTCGTAAGTGTTCTGCGGGCTTTTCGCTGAATGAAACCCTGTCTGCGAATCGTGCTTCACGGCCGTCCTGCGGCGCGAAAAAACACTGCCCGTCGCCGTAGAAATTCACCCAGAGACCACGCGAACCGTCCATGATGCGGACAGTTGCGGGCATTGCAAAGGCGAAATACGGCGGACGGAACCAGACGGTCGTCCCGTCGGCAAGTGAATTGAACTCCTTGACTGTCATTTCATTCCCTTCAAATCAGATAGAACTCCACTCCGGGGAAATCCTTCAGTTTCAGGACGTCTCTGGACTTCTGCTCCATCCACTCGTACTGGTCGTGCAGGCCGAGTCTCATGTACTTTTCCATCGTCATCGGCTTCCGCTCCCGCGCATTCCGCTTGCGCAGGTCCTCTTCGCACCATTTGAGGAATTTCCTGTGATAGTAGGCGGAGAGGTTGTCGATGATGGTGTTCGGCGACAGCTTGATGCCGGTCTCGTCGCCGACAATCCATTCGTTGCCGCAGAATCTCACCCCGACGTCGAAAAAACGGCAGTATATGTCTATGCTCATGTCAGCCTTCCTCCACGTCTTCTGGGTGTTCGCGCAGGACTTCCCGGCAGTCATACAGCCTTGTGCGGAGGGAAATGGCGTCCTCCAGCTCCTCCTGGTATTCCTTGACTTTCAGGGCGATGTGTTCCGCCCATGGGTATTCGTTCCCCTCGCAGTCCTTTGCGTATGCGGGGGGAGTCATGGCCATCAGCGCCAGAATCTCGCGGAAGATCCTTGCGATGTTCTCGTTGCATTCATCGATTTCCTCTTCGATATCGTCCTTTCCGCTGCGGGACAGGTATCCGTTGTGCTTGTAGTAGGTTCCCCAGCTCATAGTCGCTTCGCTCCTGTAAAAAGTAGAAAGTGAAAAGAATCAGAATGGAATGTCGTCGTCCTCGACGGCGGGCATTCCGCCGGGCGGTTCCGTCAGGGGACCGTTCTCAAGCTGCCACATGAGTTCATCGGTCATCTCCGGCCTTTCGCCGAGCACGACCTTCGATATGCGGTCGAACTTCTCGCCGGTCACCCATCTGACGGTGATATGCATCGGAACAGCCAGCGCCCCGAAGCGGGCCCAGAACACTGCCTCGTCCACGGTGTTCGGAATCGGGCAGCCGTCAGGCGCACGCTCCTTCCACCACCTCTCGAACTTCTTCCGCGCGTAGCCCGTATGTTCGGGGCAGACCCATTCCGACTTGTACTGGCCGATGCCGATTTCATAGTCCACGCGCATGGTCCGGGGCGTGCCTTCGTCAGCATTCCTCCTGACATGCGGCTCGTAGAACACCCCGTGAACATCGTATTCCTCGTCCCTGACTTCACCTGAAAGCACTCCCTCATTTGAGGCGTGCTCCGTCAGGTTGCTGCGCTCCGGCGGCGGAAACTCGTAGCCGCATTCGGGGCATTTCCCGTATCCGACGGCGATGAGCGCATTGCACTTTGGGCATTTCTTGACGGGGGCTTCGCCGCCATGGCCGCCGGAACCGGGCTCCTTCACCTTGATCATGTCCAGCGGCCCGTGCCTCATGATGTTCGAGCCGTAGTCCAGAATCAGGCAGTTGGTCTTGCCGGTTGCCGGAGACAGGCGGGTGCCGCGTCCGGCCATCTGCAAAAGAAGGCCCGCCGACTGCGTCGGGCGCATCAGCACCACGCAGTCCGTGTTCGGCGCATCGAAGCCGGTCGTCAGGACGCCCACGTTGGCCAGGAACTTCAGCGGCGGCCTGGGAGTCCCCCACAGGTCGGCGGGAATCTTCTCGCCTCGGAAACGGGCGATGATTTCGGCGCGTTCGCCGGAGGAGGTGGAGCCCGTGACGACGGCGCATTCCTGATTGGAATAGAAGCGGATGCGCTCCGCCACGTGTTTGCAGTGTTCAATGCTCGTGCAGAAGATCAGCACGGACTTCCTGTCCTTCGTCAGCCGGACAATCTCCTCGCAGGATGCGTTGACCAGTTCCTCGTTGTCCATCGCGGAAGCCAGTTCGTCCTGGACGAATTCCCCCGCCTTCGTATGGACGGTGGAAAGGTCGGCTTCCGCGCGCCCGGCGCGCGACACCAGCGGCGACAGATATCCCTGGGCGATCATCTCCTTGAGGCCCGCTTCGTAGCAGACATGGTTCAGGATGTTCTCCGGCCTGCAGATGGCTCCGCCCTTGAGGCGGAAAGGAGTCGCCGTCAGCCCGATGACGCGCACGAGGGGATTCATCAGCTTCATGTCCTTGAGGAACGTGCGGTACATGCCGTCGCCCTCGGGACTTATCAAATGGGCCTCGTCCACGACCACCAGGTCGAATGCACCAAGCTTATCAGCCTTGTCATAGACGGACTGGATGCCGGCCACGATGACGGATTCGCTGGTGTCGCGGGACTTGAGGCCGGCGGAGTAGACGCCGACTTTCAAATCCGGGCATAGCTTCCTGACCTTGTCGGCGTTCTGCTCCAGCAGCTCCTTCACATGGGCGAGGATGAGCACGCGCCCGTGCCAGAGGCTGACGGCGTCGCTGGCTATCTTCCCCAGCACTAGGCTCTTGCCCGTGCCCGTCGGCAAGACGATGCACGGGTTGTCGTCCCTGGTGCGGAGATGCTCGTAGACCGCATCCACGGCGGCCTGCTGGTATGGACGCAGTTCTATTTGCATATCGCGCCAGCCTCCCTGATGCGCCCGCATCGTCTGCAAATCTTCATATCCATTCGGGATTCTCCTCCCGCTCGCGCCAGTCCTCGGGCGCAAGCCCGAAGTTCCGCATCTCCGTCTCAATGGACTGCCGTACAAGCTCCAGCCGCTCATGGCTGATCTTCAGGTCTCGGCAGATGTCGTCGGGCGTGCATCCCCTCATGAATAGGAAGCACACCATCCGCTGGGTCTCGTCACGTATCGTCTCCAGGTACTGGCGGACCAGTTCCACCCGGGCCTGTCTGTTCTGTCTGTTCATATTCGGAAATCCTTATCAGCGCCAGGCCGTCGGGCGGCTCCGGCTTCTTCTTTGTCACGGTCAATCTCTGGATGAGCGAATCGTCCTCGTACACGCCGGCACAGGTCAGCGCATCCAGCAGAGATTTTAGGGAATTGTCCAGGTCGCGCCGCCGATTGTCGGGCGGAAACAGTTCAAGCTCCACCGCAACCGGGACGCCGAAGGACGGATTACCGGCCCGCCGGGCAATTGCGCCGACGGCATCCCGGTACCTGCGTCCGTCCTTGGAAATGAGGACGCGCGGGCCGACGTGCCGGTAGTAGTGGTTCACGCTCGGCGGCCACGGAAGCGCCATGGTCACGTTCATTGTTCTTCCTCCTGCGTTTGCCGAAGTCCTTCTCGACCCGCAGGGGCGCGGGAGGCGGCAGGCAGTCTCGGTTCACGGGATGGAACCAGAGAAGCCCCGCCACAATGATGGCTGGAATGACTGTGGTCATAGTCAGGCCTGCGCTCCCGAGGTGTTTCGCGCCCACGGAGGCAGACTGCTGGCCGCGGCCGCCTGTGGCTGGGGGGCAGGCGCAGGAGCGGCTACGGGCGCGTTTGCGGCCGAACGTGCGGCGTATCCGCGGATGACGTTCTCCAGCTCGCCCGTGTCCTTCTGCTTTTTGCACTTGACGGTCAGGATGACGGGAAGGTTGTGGAGCTCGCAGGTGTCGGACGGGTTGAGGACGTTCACCGCGTGGCAGAGCGCGGAGAAGTCGGCGCGGCCGATGCGGACGGCATCGGGATTGGCGTTCTCGATGTTGTAGCGTCCCCAGATCTTGCGTCCCCTGTGTTCGCCGGAGACGACCTCGAACTCGATCTGGACGTACTTGCCGCTGCCGCTTCGGGTCTCTTTCACGTCGGAGTCGGCGATGACGGCCTCATACTTGCCTTCGGGAAGAATCTGGAATTCCTGGGAGGGCTCGACTTCCGCTGCGTTGAAATTGATTGATGCCATGATTTGTTCTCCTTATTGCCTGCTGGTGGTGTTCTTTTCCCCGGTGTTATCTGCGGTTCTGCTTTCCGGGCATCCGCCACGGTGTTCGAAGCGGACGTCCATCGGCCAGAAGTCGTCGCGGACGAGATAGGCCTTCTCGCCGGCGGGAATCTTCCTGTGGCAGAGGTCGCAGAGCTGGTCGTGCCGGAGTGTGACGAGTCTTTCAGACATTGGCCTCGCCTCCCGACGCGTATGCGTCCATGAACGCCTGCCAGGAGAGCGGAATCTCGGCGGGCAGGTTGAAGCGGTTCTTGGCGATGCAGGCGGGCGAGCCGACCGTGCGGAGGATGCGCTCGCCGCCGTTCGCCCCGATGGCCGTGGCGATGGCGCGGTCTCCCTGGAAGCCCGTGCCTTCCTCCTTGCTCACGCGGAATCTCTTGGTCGCGAACAGGACGGCGTCAACCCATTCGCAGAGGAGGCTCGTGGCGGACTTGTGCAGACGGGGCGTGTAGCGGTCGTAGGCGGCGTTCTCGGGATCCTCGAAGCGCTCCACCTTGCTGTGGGCGATGACGATGACGATCATGCCGCGGACGTTGCGCAGGTCGTTGAACAGGCTGACGATCTGACGCCAGTAGGTGAGCGCGTGGACGTACCCCTTGCCATATCCGCCGTCCGCCTTCTCGATGGAGCGGACGCCGAAGTCCTGGCAGACCTTGTCCCAGATGAGCCGCTCAAGCCAGTCGGCGGAGTCGAGCACGACGGTGCGGAAGTCGTGCTGCTCGTCGCGGAGCGCGGCCAGCGCATTCAGGACGTCGTTGAGGTTCTTGGCCAGCGGGAATTTGGCGGTGTTGATTTCGTCCAGCCCGTCCTCGGTCTGGATGAAGACCGGGTTCGGTGCCTGGGCGGCGGTGCAGCTTTTGCCCACGCCTTCCTGACCGTAGAGGAAGATTCGGGGCGGCTTGTTCTCCTTGCCTCGGGTGATGCTTTCAAGCAGTGACATGGTGGTTATTCTCCTTGGTTGTTGTGTGCTGTTCGTGATTGTCTGCGGCGTGCATGTTCCTTGTCCAGGTAGGCCTTGTAGCGTTCAGGATCGGCCATCAGCCTTTCCAGCCAGTGTTGTTTGTAGAGCCGCATCCTGTTGCGGTTTCTGCGCTGCCATTCGAGTTTCCATTCCTTTTTGTGCCGCTCGCGTTCTGCAAGCCGAAGCCGGCATTCCTCCGAAAGATGTTCGTCCATGGGGGCGGTGACGGCGGAAACCATTGCCAGCCCCTGGAAGAACTTCAGTTCAGCCGCCTGTTCCGCTTTCCTGGCCCTGCGTTCTTCTGAATGCTTTGCATGGGAACGCCTTACGCTGAGCCTGTGCGCGGTCGGATGAGTCAGCCTCCATTGCCTGGAATTGGCGATGTATTCCTCCCTGTGCGCCGCGTAGTATTGGGCATGTTTCTCTGCAATCAGCTCCTTGTGTTCAAGGTAGTACTGACGGCGTTTCTCCCTGAGTTCCTCGCTGTGGGATTCCGCGTAGCGGCGTCTGGCGGCAGCTTCCTTTTCCTTGTTCCGCAGGTATTTTTCATGTCTGCGGCGATGCTCCTCCTCCCGGCGTTCCGCATATCTCCGCCTGCGTCTGGCAAGGATTTCCTCCCGGTGCTCCGCATATCGCCTATTGTCCCGGGTGCGCTTTTCCTCTTTGGAAATCATTTGACCGACTCCATCGTCCCGATGATTTCCCGGAGATGTTTTATGCTGAATGTCATCGGGACGCTGACGACAAGAAGACTGCCTTCGACCTTGTAGCCTCCTGAAGCCAATGGATTTCGGGGAAGACGGTAGTTTTTCTGGCTTTCCATCCATGCACGCTGGGATTCAAGGTCGCGGATTGCGCCGTTGAAAAACACCTGCGTCTGCTGGCTTTGCGTCATCGCCTCGGGTTTCATCATCATGGAACTGCCGTCATGAAGAAGCACCGGGACGCCTTTCTCAATGGCTTCGGTCTGTTCGGAAAGTGACAGGGAACGGAGTGCCGCCTGTATGCGCCCGCACATGAGGAACAGTTTTTCATGCATCTGCCCGCGTCCGATTTTCTCAAGCGATGCCCAGGCGGTCAGCGGCACCTCCGGATTGGCCGCCTGGAAGATTTCCTTTGCCGCAGTGTCATGGTCAAGTGCGGACACATAGACTCTTGCCGCTTCCTTCAGCGAGGAGATGCCGATGCGGAAAAGTTCACGGAATTTTTTGATTTCCTTCTCGAACATTGGCAGCCTCCTTACAGACTTGAGATGATGCGCGTTCCTTCGTAGCCGGTCGGCCAGTGTCCCGTGTAGAGGCACTTGCGATATCTGGCGAGAGCGGCCTCGTTGACCTGCTTCGCCTCCTCGAGGACACCCGGGGACAGCTCCCACACGCCGGCCGAGAACGGCTCGTTCTTCTCCACTGCGATGATGTGGACGGGGACGCTCACGTCCAGCGCCTTCTCGATGACGGCATGGTAGAAGGCCATCTGGTAGAGATATCCGTAGCGGCGGCAGTCGTTCTCGAACCACTTGAGGCTGTCGCAGGTCTTGAGGTCGACGAGGCCGAATTCGGGACTGAACCAGTCCATTCGGATCTGGCAGGGAACGCCGCAGTATTCTGCGCGGAGGACGCCCTCCGGGCTGCCTTTGTCCAGAAGCTGCGCGGCAATGCCGTGCGTCCAGACGGATTTCTGCAACTTGGTGATGAAGCCGTAGTCTTTGCAGGAGAGGACTTCCTTCGTCTGGGCGGCAAGCCAGTCGGAATAGGACTTGGTCGTCCTGCCAAATGGTTCATTGGTCTTGGCGTTGACGGGGCCGTCGCTGACGAGGTACTGGTTGTCGAACGCCATGCGGCCTTCCAGGATGAGGCAGTGGGCGGCGCGTCCCAGTGCCAGCGCGGGACTCTCGGTCTGCGCGATTTCACCGGTAACTTTGCGGTGATACAACGTTGGGGATTCGCGGAAGTCCGCCAGCAGATGGCTCGACATGTAGCGACCGCTTCTGCTTTCTGCATGGTATTCCTCAGCAGGAATGGATAGGATCTTGTCTGTGTTCATCGGGGGTTCCTTGGTTTGGGGTTGTTCCAGGGAGGTTTCTTTTCTCCCGTCACCAATGCATTCGACAAAATCCCGAAAGCGTTCAGGGCTTTTTGGAAAAAATCTTGAAAAAAGTTTCCGCCGAGCACGAATTATCCTCCTCCGTCAAGTTTTCGGAGGGAGCTGCCGCAAAAAAACGGCCGAGAGACCCAGAGAACAAAAAGTCAAAACCGGACAAGTAAAGACAGGAATATTCTCATATTGTATTAAAGACGGGAACGCGGTAGGAAAATACCCTTAATTGACTGGCAGAACCTCCAAAAAATGATAAGATAGGAGCATCTGAACAGTGCATACTCCATTTGCGGATTAGAACTGACTTGAAAACGAACCTCCGACCAAGTGGTCCCGTGCATTTTCATTGAAAACACCAAAAATCGGCAAAAAATGGGTTTCTAAAATGGCGTTTTCAAATATCGGGATTTGCAAAATGCACGTCCTATACCAGGAGTGTAACCACATTGAAATAAATGAGTTACAAAAGCGGAATTCTTCTCTGTTCATTGTTTTTACGAAAATCTCACTATAGGACTTCATTTCGCTGTAAGAGAAAGATTTGCGAAAGTCTCCGCGACCCCGACCACGCATTTTTCACAGCCCTCAAAGTCCATCACCGACCTTGAGGGCTGTTTCATTTTCTGTAAATCCCCTTGTTTACGGCACTTACGCGGATTCTCTCTTTGCGTTCTCTGCCGCCCAAGAGAGCCGTTTTTCAGCCAAAACCAAGAGATTTTTCCTGATTTTCTCTTGGGTATTCTCTGACTGTAGGGCGAGCCCTACCACCTAGTTCCAACGGCGGAAACCTGCAATTCAGAGAGTTGTGCGGTTTTCTCCGTTGAACAGTTATGGAGAACCGTTTCAAGCGCTTGCGAAATCGCATGGATAATCCTAAAAAAAGCAGTTGAAACTGGATTTTGTTCCTAATTGATTGACTACCATATGGTTAGAAAGTTTATTCCGTTCACCATATTGGTGAATTGAAATGCGTCAGTCTTCGGTAGCGCCTTTGCAAGGCGACCGGCATGGTGGCATCATACCCTCGGCTGAAGCCCCATAAGCGTCAGGTTGTTTTCGCCTCTTAATCGTTTTTTGTAGGAAAACATATCTCTTTTATAATGCATAAGTCCTTATAACGCAATGTATTAAGCTCGGAGAGCTGGCATCATAAGTAACCCCAGGTGGAGCGAAGCGAAACCTGGGGCAAGGCATCCCCCCGAAATCAAAGCCTTGGAAAGGCGACACATGAACCGGCGCCGACATTGCGGATCAAAAGAAAATCAAAGGTGTTGGCTCAAGTGCCTTTATTTGCCGTGGCGCATATCGACGCCATGACAGTGCCGCCCCTCCGGGGCTCCGGTCCTGTGGGGGTGGCGGCGCCCCAGGTTCCGCTGTGCTCCGCACAGCTTCACCTGGGGTTACTCATGATATCGCCTCTCCGAGGCTATTCACGCACTAAAAGCGTGACGTTCTGCGAGTACCTGGACTATGATAATCTCCTTCGGATATACTGCAAGCACCCTGGCTGCTCATGCCTTGTTTAGCCAATTGACGGGCGTCA